AAAGATTTTAATGCATCTGATTTTATTATTAAGAAAGGTAATAACTATATTGGTATATCATTAAAGAAAAAGAAATCTGGTACGACAGGTGATCCAACATTAATCAATAAAGGATTTGGTACACTATTAGAAGGTAAACAATTTGATAAAGTCAGAAAAGATTTAGATGATTCTGCTTATTTATTTTACAGTGGTGTTGTAAAGACGGCTCAAAGATTTCAATTAGCACGACCTAAGATAGCTGTAGATAAAGATGGTAATCCATGGATAAGAAAAGATTTGATGGATAAACTAGGTAAGAATGCTAAGAATTTAAGTACAAGTAATTGGAAACCTTTTGTCACAGCTTTACCAAATGATCTAATTAATTATCAGTTAAAGAAAAATAAATCAATATTCAAACCTATGGCTGATGTTATAGAAAAGAACGCTGACTTATTCGCTGATACACTAATTAGATTGATATTAAAAACTGAATTAAAAGAATTACAGAAAGTAAATTTTGATTTCGCTTTAGTTACAGGTGTAGGTAGAATGTTAAAGAGTGGTCTAGTTATAGAGTCAGGTGATTATCAAGATGTTGATACAATGACTACTAAACTTGATGAGTTATTTAAAACAGGTAAACCATCAATGAAGTTAGATAAAAATAAAACACAAGCGTTTGATAGGGGTTCTACTGCAGCGATGCTACACATGATTTTATCAGTTGGATCAACACCTGTATGTGATGTGACATTGAGATACAAAGGTAACTTCACATCAGCACCTAGTTTTTTAGCTACATTCTCTAAACAATTTAAAGAAGCTTTGAAAGGTAAATAAATGGAATTTATAACAGAAGCAGCAGGTAAGAATTTGCATTTAGAACATCTTGAAGATGAGATTCTAAACTTCGGTATTGCCGGTGGTCGAGGTGCTATACAGTTTTTACAGTCACTAAGAGATATGTTTCAAGGTGGTTCAAAAAGTAAACTGAATGTGACAGTCAAGTGGGACGGAGCTCCTGCTGTCTTTGCTGGACCTCATCCTGAGACAGGTAGATTCTTCGTTGCTAAGAAAGCATTGTTCAGAAAGAATCAAGATCCTAAACCTTATTATCATACATACGAAGATATTGATGCTGATACAGACGGCGACTTAAATAAAAAATTAAAAGTTTGTTTAGATGAATTTAGTAAACTAGGTATGACAGAGATACTTCAAGGTGATTTAATGTTTACAGACGATACATCTACTAAAACTATCAACGGTATAAAACATATTACATTTCAACCTAACACAATATTGTATGCAGTTGAATCTGATTCAGAAATAGGTAGAGAAGTACAAAAAGCTAAAGTTGGTATAGTCTGGCACACAACATATAAGGGAGACTCAATAGAAAACTTAAGTGCTTCGTTTGGTGCTAAGATACCTAAGACTTCATCTAGTGTATGGCAAGACGATGCAACATACAGAGATGTATCAGGTAGAGCAACATTTACAGCTAAAGAAACAGTTCAAGTGACTAAGTTATTATCAGCTGCAGGTAAACAATTTCATAGAATTAACTCAGGATCATTCAGTAAGTTTTTAAAATGGCAAGACAGTTTAGGTACATCTGCTGTTGGAGCTGGGTTTAAAACTTATCTAAATACATATACAAGAGCAGGAAAAACATTACCAAAAGGTAAAGATGCTGTTAAACTATATCAAGCACATTTTACTAATTGGTGGAAAAAGAATAAATCAGATAGTCCTGTACAAAATTCTAAACTAAGAGAACACTTAAAAGTAATTAAAAGTTCACTTAAAACATTAGAACAAGTAGTAGACTTCATGAGGTTTTTGATAGAAGCTAAACTAATGATTGTCAAGAAAATGGATTCAGCTAAAGGGATAGCAAAAACATTTGTAAAGACAGACAAAGGATTGAAAGTAGTAGCTCCAGAAGGATATGTAGCTATAGATAGAACAGGTGAAGCTGTTAAGATTGTAGACAAAATGGAATTCAGTTTTAATAACTTTACCGTAGCAAAAAATTGGGACAAGTAATGAAAGAAAGAAAACAAGAACAAGATCCTACAGTAAAAGACGAACCAGGTACACAACCTAAGAAGTATTACAAAGGATTGAGTAAGAAAGAAAAAGAAGCACGAGCTAAACATTTTGCTAAAGGTAGTACTGCTCCAGCACCAGGTGATGATGATGCTAAGACTAAACCAAGTAAACATACTTTAAAATTTAAAAAGATGTTTGGTGAAAGTAATCCAGATAAATCATTGAATGACAAGTCTAAGAAGTCAGGTATACCTGTAGGAATACTTAAACAAGTATTCAAAAGAGGTGTAAAAGCTTGGCAGACAGGACATAGACCAGGGACAACAGCTGTCCAGTGGGGTCATGCTCGTGTCAATTCTTTTATTACTAAAGGTAAAGGTACATGGGGTAAAGCCGATAGTGATTTAGCAAAAAAAGTTAGAGCTAAAGAAGAAGTCGAAACAGAAAGTTTGTGGGATAATATCAGAAAGAAAAGAGAAAGAATTAAAAGAGGTTCTGGTGAGAAAATGGGTAAAGACGGTTCAGTATCAAAGAAACAATTTGATACGAGTGTTAAGTTTAGTAATAACCCTTCTAAAGTAGCTGCAGCGAAAGCCAGAAAAAACAAAATGAAAGGTAAAGCTAAAAAATGAAAACATTTTTAGAACATATTGACTATGGTCTTTACGAAGGTAAGCATGTACCATTAGAAAGACCAATGGTTGAAGTAACAGAAGAACCAGACAAGCCAATCGGTAAACCTAAGAAAGGTGGATCGAAGAAGTTTTATGTCTATGTTAAAGACGGCGACAAAGTAAAGAAAGTTTCATTTGGAGCTAAAGACGGTGGTGCTAATTTATCAGTTAAATTAACAGACCCAAAAGCTAGAAAAGCATTTGCTGATAGACATAATTGTGATACAGCTAATGATAAATTATCAGCTAGATATTGGAGTTGTAGATTACCGTCATACGCTGACTCTCTAGGATTAAAAGGTGGTGGAAATTATTTCTGGTAAACCATACGAAGACGATGGTGAACTCAGAACATTCTATTCTAGTGTAGATAGTGATGATTTAGTTTGGCATAGAGATTTAGAAGATAGAAAAGTTACAGTATTAGAAGGAGAAGGATGGCAGTTTCAATTCAATGGTAGTTTACCGATAGAATTGATGAAAGACAGAATATTCGAGATACCTAGAGATATGTATCATAGAATAATAAAAGGTAAGACAAAATTAGTCTTACGGATAGAAAAAATATGAACACAAAAGATCAAGACAATTTTTTAAATTTAGCTATCAAAGGCTTTAAAAATATGGCTAAAGATGTTGGCAAGTTCGATAAAGGACTAGCTAAGTTAGCTAAAGATGCAATGACTCAAGGTAACAAAGGGTATCTTACATTTATGAATTGGTTTCAAAAATTAAACCGAGGTGACAAACTAGCACTTGCTGGTGAACTATCTTATTATACTAAACAAAAAGATAAAACAATCGAAAAGATGTTAAAGTTTAAATTTGAAGAAAGAGATTTACAATCATTCAAAGAGATAACAGAAGCTAAAGACAAAGGTGTGACATTCACATTTGGAAGATTCAATCCACCGACTGTTGGACACATGAAGTTAGCAGCTAAGATGAAGTCAGTATCTAGAGGTCATGATGTACAGATATTTACTTCACATACTACAGATAAGAAAAAGAATCCATTAACTAATAAACAGATCAGACAATTTATGAACCCAATGTTACCTAGTGGTATTGATGTTCAGAGAACTGATGCTAAAACTGTATTTGATGTAGTGACAAATTTACATGATCAAGGTTATGAACACATACAAATGGTTGTTGGTTCAGACAGAATTAAAGAATTTAATAATCTACTAAATAAATATAATGGTGTCAAAGCTAGACATGGATATTATAAATTCAAAACAATTAAAGTTATCTCTGCAGGTGAAAGAGATCCTGACTCAAAAGGTATAGATGGAATGTCAGCTTCTAAAATGAGACAATTAGTTTCTGTAGGTGATGAAAAAACATTCGTTGATTCACTACCTCGTGGGTATAAACTAGGTAAACAATTATACAAAGCTGTACAGAAAGGTATGGGTATTCGTGAAGACTTTCCAGACTTCATGTATGAAATATATAATCCTCAACAACACGAATGGGGTACAGACGCAGGTAGAGAATACGCTCAGAAACATACACCAGGACAATCTGTAGTCAAATATGTTAAAAAGATAAAAGAAGCCGAAGATTTACCGAAAGAAGTTTTACTATACAAAGAAAAAATGTACAAAGAATTAAAAAAAGAAAGAGCAGACTTTGTAAGAAAACATGGTGACAAAGCTGATTCAATCATGCATGCAACAGCTATGAACATGGCAAAGAGGAAATATGGAATCGATTCTTAATTATAAAGAA